AGATCAACATTGACATCAATAGTATCTCCATCAACGACTCGAACAATTTCGCAAACGTAGATATAAGGATCATACATACTCGCCAGACCTGATTATATCGGTAAGCTCTAACGCTCTACCGCCTACTTGCTTTGCCCACAGGCTGTCCAGAAACTCAGTGCTTGCAGTTTCATAATCTCCTTCTTCCATCGCGGACAGAGCCCGCTTAAATAAGCGGAATTTTGTTGCGCCCAGATTCAAGAAGATATTGATAATCGCCTCCTGACGCACCTCATCTAAATCACCAAACCACGGATACTCAGTGCTAAGTTCTTTGATGCAGCGCAGGATGTCATTGGACAGCAGGTACTCGATCTCATCCATTGTCAAACCGATACCGCCTTCTGGGTCAATATTTCTACCAACGCCAATGGTCAGCTTGCCGTTTGAGCATTTGTACGCATGAGTCTCTACGCCTTCGTGGCGTTTTAATTGTTCTATGAGCCTGTCCATCTTATTCACTTTTTAGAGCCTCCGTAGAAGAACGCTGCACAAGTGCCCAGAATGCCTGATAATTGGCCCAGCACGAGTGAAATAATAGTCTCATCGTTTTGGTCATGTGGCATGATGGTTACTGTCATGACGTATGCGCCGTACATTATCAGCGCTAATATGCAAAAAACTTTTGGCGTAAGGTCATCAGCAAACTTTTCTCTGGCATCCTTACGATCTTCAACCTCAGTCTTAAAGGACTCAAGGTCTATCTCCATCTCACGGATTCTATTCTTAAACTCTTTGTCAGCCTGCTTGAGTACAACCGCTTTCTCCGGCTCGCGCTCAATCAGGTCTTCTATCTCATTTGCTGTAGCGTCTGGAATGCCTAACTTGGTAGCTGCCATCTTGACAGCCATCCCGGCCATCGGGCCGCCAGCCGCAGAAGCTATGGTAGGAGCAAGACTTTTGAGTAGACCGCCTAGTTTCATTTGAACAACAACACCAGTTGGATTATCAGTCGTAAATCAGCTATCGCTTTTGTCCACGCCTTCGGCGTTTTCCTCCGCGACAATCTCGTCTATTGTGTCGCAAACATCAGGCACTACCACGCCAGCCGTAGCAGACAAAGCAGACCGGCCAACAGCACGAATGCCTTTGTAGAATTGCGAGCAGTAGATTTCCTTGTTGTCGATTACGCCTTGCACGGATGTGCAGCTTGATAAGGTGAACACAAACAATAGACAGATCAGTCTCATCTCATTTTCTCCAGTTGCTTAGCAGCTTCTTGGTTTATAGGCTTTACCTTCTCTTGAGACTCAAGATACTCTTTTAGCCTTTTCTTATATTCGCTCATGCTGTGGTCAGCGACTCTATCCTTCATGCCGCCTCTGTCAGCTATTCTGGTGTCCTTACTGGGATTTATGTAGTCTGGGCCTGTATTGCTAAAGTATAGCATTGTTTGCGACTTAGAAGGCCCGTAGAGCAGCCGTGGGACTCGTGCAACCATATCGCTTCCGTTTACACAGGATATCTGGTTGTCGAGCTTCATCGGCCTCTTGAAGCCTTTGAAGAAGGTATTCGGCTTACCGAACGTGATGAGATTGATGTTGTCGTGCTTGCCGTTCATCTTGGCAGCAGACATCTCTGCCAGCGCACCGCCTAGACTGTGGCCTGTAAACATTGTGCGCTTTTTTGGGTCAATGTGCTTCTTGATCTGATTCCATATAGAAGCGTGTTGTAGAACGAAGCCTGCGTGGCACATCCTACCGGCATACGGAACCGGAATAGCCGTCAGGTCTGTGAGAATGTCGTTTAGCTTCTTCTCCGTGCCACGGAACGCAATGACATCAATAGTCTTGCGCTTGATAACAAAAGCCGTGGCTCCTGTGATCTTGTTTTCTATTTTGATAGCGTCCTTGTTCTTCTTGTTGTAAGCCTTCTCTGACCAGCTTGCAGCCATATTTAGCAGAACAGGATCAAGTTTCATTTTTCAGCCTTGTTATCTAGTTTCTTAAAGATCGCACCAAGCGTTTCTTTTATCTCGCGGATGTCTTCTCTGTAGTCATCCTTTGCAACATACTTCTCTGGTATTAGCTTCAAGTCATCGTTAATCTTATCTAGCGTAGCAAACGCTCTGTTGACCAATACGCCGCCTAAAAACCCAGCTACCGCAATCACAATGTTAAATAAAAGTTGGTATTCCATTAATCTACTGCCACGCTTGTTATCAGCATTCCTATTACAAATATCACCGCAAATGTTCCTATGATTGCAACAATATCAATCATTGCCGCTCGGGACTGCGCTCTCTGTTTGGCCTCAGCAATACGCAAGTTTCTTAACCTTGCTCTTTCTCTAATGGTATCTTCCCAAAGGTCGCCTCGGCCTGACCATAAGAACAAATCCTTCAGGTCTCGTTCGAGCTGTATTGCGCGGTTCTTCTGTAGTGTTATTTCTAGCGCCTGTGCCTCTATTGATTTACCGCCAAACAACTTCTGTATTGCGCCACTATTTGTGGCTTGTTGCTCTAATACACTTATCTCTTCACGGGCATCAAAAAACTTACCTATCGCTCGGCCCATATCGTTCAGGTCTTTGCCTTCATTTACCGCTGTCTTCATAAAGCGGTAGGCAGACGCGCAAACATTTACTGCTGCTATAATCTCTGCGGCCATCAGTAAACTCGCACACCGTCTTGAGTCGGGTCTACTAAGATCGGTTTACAATAGGCTGTAATGTTTATCGATGTGCTTGGCGATCCTCTCCTCCTCAACTTAGCCGCAAAACTATTGCAGGTATCTAAGTTAAAAAAACACATAGCCTCCCGACAAGTATCGTTAGCTACCTCCACGCCTCCAATGGTCATAATTAATACGAATACATGAACCACGGCGCATACTTCTTACTCAGTTCTAGGGTCAACCCAATCAGGGTCTACAGTCCAAGTGCTGTCAGCGTAGTGATACTTGCAGCCGTACCAATCATCAGGCTCTGTAACGCCTTCAACTAATGTGCAGTTGCTGCTGTTCAGGTCACCGATAATAAAATCAAGGTTTGCAGGATCGCCCACCTCAATATTAGTCGCAGTGATATTTACCTGCTTGTCATCGGCAAAAAGATACTTTGAGCAGTTAGTACCGTTTTCAATAATAGTCTTCATTGTCTATCCTTTTAAAAGAAGTTTTGTTGCACTAAGCGCCTTGCCAGCCGTCACACTGGAAGACGTTGTAGAAAGAGTGCCGTCATCTTGGACGTAGTAAGTTGAGCCTGTGGTAAGACCAGATACTTTTTCGGTGACTCCGCCCTCAACGACCACGGAGCCTGTCGCTGTGTCGGCTATGGCTTGGTCTGTTATGCCTATGAAGTCTGCGGAGTTTGTAGCGGTAGATAAAAGTGCTTTTCCTTTTGATGAATCTCCGTTGTCACGATAACCTATCAACAAGCTAGATGTTTCATTTGGATTAAATGCTACCGATAGGCTGTCTGTTCTAGCCTCATTAAAAATTACTCCTGAGCTAAAAGTTATATTTGTGCCAGACACCGACCCAAATACAACTTTTCCATAATAAGAGTCATTAACATCTTCGTATCCTATAGCGAATACGTTGTTATTATTAGCGTCAAATGAAACGGATAAGCGTTCTGTACTTCCAGTATTGAACACCGACTCTGACCCAAAAGCCACACTTGTTCCGCTTACAGTCCCAATCACAGCCGTACCGTAGTTTGAATTACCGTTATCTCTGTAACCAACAGCAAATTTCCCACTATTATTAGGATCAAAATCTGATGAAAAATTATCAGAATTTCCAGAATTAAAAACGGTAGCTGTTCCGAAAGAAATAGACGTTCCTGATATTGTTCCAACAATACCCGTTCCATAGTTTGAGTTGCTTCCATCTTGATAAGCTACAATAAACTTTCCTGAATTATTAGGATCAGTTGTTACAGTATTTTGATAAATTGCAGTTGATACATAAGTAGCGGAAGTTCCAAAAGCAACAGACGTACCACTAATAGTGCCTACTACAGCCTTACCGTAATAAGTAGAGGAATCCGAAAAAATTGCTACAAAAGTATTTGCGTTACCACTGTCAAAAGCAATAGAAGGAATATGATTTCCACTACTTGAAATAACATTTTCAGACCCAAAAGAAATACTTGTACCGCTTACTGTGCCAACTTTAACAGCAGAAGAATATGGAGAAGTGTTGTTCTGATAACAAATTACTATCCTGTTGGCTGTGTTAGGATCATATTTTACTCCGATGTATGCAACATCATTTGACTGAAACACGAACTCAGAACCAAAAGAGATGCTTGTACCGCTTATAGTGCCTACTACAGCAGTGCCATAATTAGAGTTAGCACCATCTTTATAAGCAATAACAAATTTGCCGTTTGTATTTGGGTCAAAGGACACTGTTATATGAGTGGTTGTGCCTCCAGAGTTAAAAGTTTGAACAGAAGTAAAAATAGGTGATGGAGTAAGGTTTGACCCAGAACTACCTATTGCTGATATAGTACCATCACTCTGTAAAACTACAGTCTGTCCAGACGATAGTGTCCCACTAGCCGTGAACGTAGCACTCTTTGCTCCAGCACCCGCCGGTAATAGATCAGATAAATTACTCATGAACTGTAATCCAAGTTGATGCTGGTAGCTGACAGGGCTTTACCGGCTGTAACGCTAGAAGATGTCGTGGACAATGTGCCGTCTGATTGGACGTAAT